CACCTGCTGCTAATGAAACAAGAGCAAGACCCATTAAAGCAATCATTGGAATTGCTGCCATTGCTTTAAGTACACCTGCTACTCCTAAACCATCAAGTGCGTGTGAAAATCCTTGAACGGTACTTGATAGAGCATTGGTTAAAGCTGCGCCATCACTTTCTTCCCACCCTATTTGTTTAAATATGGCAAGAGCAAACGTAAGAGGTAAAAGAGCCGCAGACGCAGGTATAATTGCAGCGGCGCCAATTAAGACAAACGGAGCTATGATTCCAAGTTTTGACATTGTCCAGCTTATTTGCATAATTGCGTATGCAAGATTTTCAACCTTTTCTTTTGTAAACTCTGCTTGGGATAATAACACAAGAGTACCCGCAAATGCTATCATCGGTAATGCTAGTGCTTCAATAATACCAACACCAATTAAAGCATAAGGTGCAATCCCAGGATCTCCTAAAACTCTTGCGGCTAATCCAAGAATAACGATTGCTAACCCAATTACACCAACTTTAAGTGCAAGAGTAAGTGGATCATCTTTAACCAGTGATCCTACTATTGCTAAAGAAACCGCAAATCCTAACATAGGTAATGCTAATCCACTAATAAGAGCAGTTCCTTTTTTAATAGATCCGTCTTTATCAAGCTTGCCTAGGCCGTATGCAGCTAATCCAATAAATCCAATAGATAGACCCATTACAAGTGCTCCTAACGCTATTGCTGGAGCTACTAGACCCGCAAGAGCCATCACAAGTCCAAAGAATACTAAAGGCTTAACCATATTATTTAAAGCCCTAATCCCTTTATTAATTTGCACAGAATCTTTACCTAATCCATTAAGTACCATCATGATAGCTTTAATTGCTAAAATAAAAGCTATTACTCCTAATGCAAATAATGGAACAACTAAACCAATAGCAACCATAGTTAATGCAAAGATAGCAATGTATTTGCCAATCTTCATTAAGGTGTCAAGCGCAGTTGCACCTTTCCCAGCATTTTTATCTGCGGAATTTAATGCCCATAAGATTCCTTTAATTGCTAATATGAATACTAAAGTTCCAACAGCAAATAGCGGAGCAACTAATGCAATACCTACCATTGTTAATGCAAAGAGTGCAATACCTTTACCAATACCCATTAATGTTGCTAACGCAGTTGCACCTTTACCAGCTGCAGCATTCGCGTCTTTTAATGCCCATAAGATTCCTTTAATTGCCATCATAAAGACAAGTGTCCCAAGTGCTACTGCGGGGGCTAACACAGCTACCGCCGTCATACCTAATGCAAATGCAAATATGCTTTTAGACATTTTAGACATAGCATCAATTAGCTCAACTCCATTAACATCTTTAATATTTTTGGAGGCATCTCTAAGTCCTTCTGAAAAGTTTACTAAGAAGTCTTTAACTTTTACACCTGCTTTAGAACTAAGAAGATTAGTAGCAACAATTAATTTTGCAATTGATGTAGCCATACCACCAATTGCCATTGCTTCTTTAGTAGAGTCAACAACAGAACCTTTAGCAGGTCCTTCTTTAGATGTAACGGTATTTCCACCTTTCTCGCCTTTCTTGCTACTACTTGGATTAAGATAACTCTCAATCTGTTTGGTTAACGAAACTAACTGGGCTAATTTCTCATTGGCCTGATTGGCTACTGACATCTATGGTCTGGGGTCTTTTTGTATATATCATATCATCTAATACTTAAAGTTTGGCATAGATGGTATGTTAAAGTTTGGCATAGCTGGCATCTTAGGTAAACTATTGCTTGCAGCAGACATCATTGAGTTTGCTGACATGTCTTGGCCTTCTTCCTCTTTCTTACGTCTACCTTCTTCCTCTTCATTGAAGTTTTTCAAATTCTCCATAAGGATTTCAGCTCGGTAAAATTCCAGCCTATCTAATTCAGAAGGCTGGAGCTTTAATACTTTTAATAAGATGAACTCAGCCTCAAACCAATTCGTCAAAGATATCTGAAATAAGGAAAATAGATTTGATTCCTCCCTGAAAGTTTAAGGGCGCTTTCCCTTCCCCTCCGCTGGACGTTTGATATCTGATGCCAGGATTAATAGAATCAGATAGCATTTCTACAAGTTTGTCCATAACTGAAATTCTTTGTAAACTCCAAGTGAATGATTCTTGTACCGCTCTATCATATGAAGTCTGGTTTAAAACTTTCCAATCGCTAAAAGAGAACGGCGCATACTTGATAAATGTTTTATCAAACGATTGCCCTGCTTGTTGTTTTTGTTTAATAAAGTTTTTAATGAAAGACATAATACCTAGAGATGGTAAAAAGATTTTGAAGTTTTCACCGTTTTTCATTTGTATGTTAAACGATTGTTCTTCTGAACTATAATACTTCATGATTCTTTCATCAGGATTAAAATAATCTAATGAATCTTTAGTTACTTCAATTTTTTGGTCTGCTCCATCTTCATCAGATACACTTACAAATAAACGGTTCTCGCCATTCTTAAATGTATAATCACGTACTGCAAAGATTAAGTAAAAACGGTCAATTTCTAAAAGGTCTTTGTAAGTACCAGGTTTTCCAGGCACTTTAATTCTAACACATTTTTCCATGATAAAGTTAAGCATATCATCTACACCTAATAAGTCATTATCATCGATTGTTGACCAGTGACGTATTTCTGAAACTGTAGCTGCTCTTAATGCAACTTGTGTTCCAGCTTTGTAAAACATACCTTGTGAAGGTAAAGATTCCATTGGCATATTCTTCCAACCAATTTCTGCTGCTAGTACTTCATCGCCTTCATATTCTACAAACTTTTGAGCTTTACCGATAGTAGCTGGTTGAACTTCTTCGACATTAGCTTGTTCTTCTTGTTGAACTAAAAGAGCCGCTTCCTTTTCAAGTAGATCTTTTACATTCTCTGTTTCTTGTGACATATATTCTATATTATTTAGATTTAGTTTATATATCACAGGTATGTAATGGTTCTTAAATTTAGGCACAAAAAAAGAGGGGTCTTGCGAACCCTCTTAATATAAAGTTTAAATTTCTTAAAGAATCGTTTCTTCCCAGTAATCTGCGTTAAGCGAGAATCCTGTGATTTTGTAAATCCCGCCATCTGTAAAGTCAGATCCCATTGCAGGAAGTGGTGATTTAGGAAATACTACAGGGCATTTAACTTGACGGTAGATATCTCCCGCTTTGTTAAAATAGTTGATGATCATTGGACCACCAGTGTAATCTTTCTTAAGTCCCATCTTACCAGTTAATGGGTCGTATATAAGGTCACACCATTTACGAAGTGCTTTATATACATAAGCTGAGTTACTGTCATCTAAGTTAACCTCAAAATCTAATTTGATTTCAAGAACCGCGTCAGTAACCATACCACCAGCAAACGTTCTAGTCGCTGATTTGTATGTTTGCTTAACCATTTCTGGTAATCTATTAGTTTCAATACCTTCAACTTTTGTACAGTTTTCCATTACCAGTGTCCAACCAGTAACGGCTGCAGGCGGAGTTAGAAGAATTTCGAACTGTGCGTTATACAACGGTTCGAATTTTTGCATTGCCGCCTGGGAGTTTCTATAATGTGGAAGTCCTGCCATTTTATCTTTTATTTATTTTTTCTAATTCTATTGTTAATTCTTAAGCTGCTGAAAATCCTCCAGAAGAGATTGTTCCAGTTTTAAGTATTGTCATACGGTTAATAAATTTCTGGATTCCACGAGCAGGCTCGATTGCAACATCAATTATACCGAAGTTTTGGTCAATGATTGCTGGTGTATTATTCGTGTCATCCATGATAACAGCGTAATTATATACACCTCCAGCATTTCTTACAGTGTCAAGATAAGTTTCTACGATAGAACGAATTTCTAAACGTGTTGAAGCATCATTAAACTCAAATAAGTATTGTTGTAAGATTTCTTCAATCGCTTCTTCAATCGTAATAAGTAAATCCCTAACGTGTAAGTTATTAAATGCAGACAGCGTACGTTGGTAAGCTGTTTGGTTTGCGAATATCATCGGACCAACATTTTTAACTGTTACGATTGGGTTAACACCTATCGGTTCAAGATTCTCTCTATCAGAAAGTAAATAATCATATTCCATTCTAACAAATTTTGGATTAGAGATTACACCACGGCGTGGACCAGCAACGATTGCGAATGGCTCACCATTAATGAATTTTCTTACAAAATTGTTTGATACGTCTGCAGACGGCGGAACACTAATTTCTTTGTTGTTCTCACGGATAATAACGTTAGGTGAGAATACACCGATGAATTTAGCTCCTTGACCTTCGTCAGGTAATCCCCAGATATATGATGGCCCTAATGAAAGGTTACCTCCATCAGCAATATACGTAGTATTAAGAACTGGTTTTGGATTTCCAGCAGCCGGGTCAGGCAAGTCTGTAAATCTTGGGTCAGTACTGTTTTGGAACTGAGCACATGATGGTGCATTAAGAAGAGCTAAACATTTTTGACGATTCATAGCTAATCTGCTTAATATTTGTTTTGGACCCATGTTAGGCTCAAGACCACCATTAAATGTATCAACAATATAACGGAAAGCAATTACATCTTTATCTGCAAGTGTTACTGCAAGATTTGTATTTTCAAGAACTCCGTATATTTTTTCTAATTGAGCAGGAGTACCAGGTAAGTGGTAATCAGTCAATGTAAATCCTGAAAGTTTTGTAAATTGGAAACGATCACAGAATTTTTGGATTGGAGCAAACTTAGTAATTTTTGATGTACCTGATGTAATATCAACAAGAGGAGTATCAAGAACTGTATACTCAAAGAATGGCAATCCAGTAGCAGGGTCAAGTTTTTTAACTTTAGCAGTTACTCTGATAAGAATAGGATTAGCAACGTTGTTGTTTACAACGTAATCACCAATTTCTAAGCTAGCAGCGTTTGTTGGAGTTAACTTGAATTTTTTACCACCTCCATAAAGTCCTGGTGCTTCAATCGCAATTTGTTCGCTTAAGTTTTTTGCAAGAGACGAATATATTGCAATGTCATTAGTTGTAGCAGAACCATCAGTATAAATTATAGAACCATCGTATGTAAGGTTAACATTGGCAAATGTAGCATCAGCTTTGTTTAATAATGTGTTAGCTGTATATTGCTCAACTTTTGCTCCAGATAAACCGTATGCAATTTGAGTATAAGTATCTTTATCAGCGTTCCATGCATTTGTTACATTCAAGTAATTGTATTGTGAAGTACCAGAACCGTATTTAATACGGTCACCGTCAATCACAAGACTACCTGCAATGTTACGAGCAAGTTTATTACCTGGGTATGCTTCATACGCAGCAAGAGATGCAATAGAGTTTCCTGTTGGAGGAGCAATTCCATTGTATACAGCAGTTGGAACGTTTGCAGCGGTATCATTTACCTCAACGTAAAATTGTTGTCCACCTGGTAATGTAACTCTAATAAGATCACCCACAGTTTGAAGATCAAATGGATTTTCATTAGTTGTTGCAGTACCTACAATACGAACAGATTGGAAATCTCCAGAATTGCTATCAATATCGTAAGCAGCTAATACACCAGTTTCATCCACAATATGCCAATCATCAGAACCTGAATTAATAGGTAAGTTTGTAGATATGTTATAAAGAGTTACGTTATTTTTATTGTCTTTAGTTTCAGTTTGACCTAAACCTACAATTTTTGAATAAACAGTGTTTACAGAAGCAATATAACCAAAGTCATCATTACCGTTAATATCAAGATCTGGTACTAAGTTTATAGCAGCAGCCTCGTGTGTATCAAGGAATGTTATGTTAATATCACCAGGTTGTAAGTAAGATGCAAATTCATCAAACGGGAATCCTGCAGTACAGAATTTACTTTGATAAAATGGAGCACCATTAGTTAAACCTGTTGTTTTAGCTACGACAGTCATGATTCCACCTAATTGGGATACAGAGTCAACTTCAAAATACTTAGCGTATCCCGGAGCTTGTATTAGCATGATATCACCGTCAGAAACAGATGGACCTACAGAAACTGTATTAATTGTAATTGTTCCGTTTGTAGCAGGAGCACCACCTAAATTTGCAAGTGGTAATGTTAATACTTCACCAACTACATAAGATTCACCGCCTTGTACGATTGTTACCGCAGGAACCCCAGCGGCATTATAGTTTACATTAAATATTGCGCTATAACCAGAACCTCCAGTTGCAACAATATTTGAATAAGGAACAGGCAATAATGTTGCAGGAGAGAAAGTAATATCGTTAACTCCCGATACACCGCCTATTAAAGCTCCGCTGATAGTTAATACATCAGTTAATTGGTATTTAATACCTGGAGTAACTAATGCAATAGTAGTTACGTTTGTTGAACTTACTTGTACGGTAAATGTTGCATTTTGAGCTCCAGTTTTAACATTTCCTGTTGAAGTAGTAGCAACAGGAGTGTATGTAGCACCAGTAATAGTTGAAACATCGATTGTTACGTTACCTGCAGACGAGCCTCCAAGAAGAGCGCCATCAATAGTAATCGTATCACCAATATCATAACCAGTACCACCCACATTAACCGTTACACCACCAATTGCTTGAACATTACCAGCACCTGTGATAATTACATCTACAGTTAAACCAGTACCACCACCTGTTGTTGCAATACCCGTAAATGTTGTAGATGGCGTATAAGTACCACCAGCTTGTCCTAATGAAAGATCGTTAAATCCTGAAGCAGGGCGCCCAGGCGATACGTGAGTTATAGAACCTACCGTAGCAATTGGTTGTCCAAATGGAGTTGCTTGTGTTAATGCACTAATAGTTAAAATTCCATCACCAGTATTTCCAGGCTCTATTACTGCAATAGTATTTGCTAGTGTTGGAACAGTAGCGGCAACAGTTTTTAGTGTGTAATTTGATTCTGGGCCATCTGCTAAAAGAACTCCTGAATTTTCATAAGTAGCATCAATGTGAAGCGGCGTACTTAACTGTAATTCAAGTGATGAACCAGTGTCAACGATATTGTCAATTTTAACAAAGTCATTAGGTAAAGAACTATCATTAATAGTATCAGTACCAAAAGTTTTGATTAATGAGTCTGTTGTAAGAGCAGCCGATAAAGCATCATATTGTGCAACTGTGAAAGTTGTGTCAGATGGGTAAGGCTTAGGAATAACAAGTACGTTATTAAATACACCTTTGTCTCCGCCAAAAGGATATGACTTAACATAAACTATTGGTGATAAAGATACATCAGTTACTTGAACTGTTGGGTCAAATGCACCAGGGTTTGAATCCACTAACCCTGTGAAAGTTAGAAGAGTTTTAATTGGTGTATTGTATGATAAGAAGTCAATCACATCATCAGTTGTGTTAATTAAGCTGTTTCCAACCATATCAACTTTATATACTGAATTATCGTAATCATCAAAAGCTTCTTTATTTAAGTTACAGAATACTCCTGTTAATGCAACTGCTGAATTAAGAATAACATCAATTGATTGGTTAGAACCATTGTTATCAATAAAGTCAGGTATGATAGTTCCTGTAAAAGAACCAGTCATTGTTACACCGTCAAGGCTTAAGAACTCAAAAAAGTTGCTTGATTTGATACCTCTTAAGTCAAAGTATTTAGAATACGTTGGATCTTGAGAAAGTAATTGTAAATTTGTCCAGTCACCTTTCACAACATAAACGTCAACGAAATAATCTGAAAGATAATCGTTAGGTTGTATGTATGAAGGAACGTTTCCTCTTCCGTAATAATCATCAGCTGTTATATTATATAACGATGCGTTGTCTGATTTACGAACGATGATTGACTGTACTTCTTGTCCAAGATTAACGAAGTTAAACAAACGGCCACGGTTGGCAGGCTTGCTGTCTACTGTTGCTTGTAAGTATGCTTCATCTGGGAACCAGAAGCGTTCTTTGTTGTAAAAAGATGAAAGAAGCGCTCTTGTTAAGTTACCGTTTGATTCATTTGCCGCGATAGCAAACGAACGATAGTCAACAGCGTCTCCACCTTCATTTACCGGAATGTTATTCAACGGTAGAAGATTTAATCCGAATACAGGTGCTGTCTGTAAACAAGTTTCGATTGCTCTATGGAAAAAAGAACCACGTTTCTCAAGGAAGTAGTCAACGTCACCAAATACTTTACGAGATGTAGCGACATCACGCAAAAATACTGGAGCGTTAAACGGTCCTTTACGAGAGAAACCTACTACAAGACGGATAGTCTGTGTAGTCACAACGATTCTTTCTGATGCGTCAAACTCTATTGTGTAGACACCAGATGCCTTAAATCTATTAAGATCAAGTGTGATTTTGGCCATTCTGCTTATTAGTTATTTTTCTTTGATTGGGTTTATTATTCAATCCGTAGTATATATCTTAGTAAAACTATCAATTTTTAAAAGATATTATCTCATTCTGTAGTTGTGAGACATTGCGTCTTTTGGCAAAACATACGGCGTTGGAGACTCAAAAGACTTAATTGTTTTAAATGCAGTTAAGAAATCATCTTCACCCCTATCGCTTTGAGACATTGCCTTCTCTACAGCTAGTTTATATATTTCCGATGTATTATCATATTTATCCTCAACCATTTCAAAATAATCTGTAGTATCAAACAGCGATACAAGATTAACACAAGTCATTGCCACATCATCGTGTGCAAGTTGAGATTCATATCTTCCTGATGACGAAATACCAAAAGAACTTAATTCATCAAAGGTTCTCTTTTCGTTAACTGTGATTTTCTTAGACTTAACTAGGTTACGTAATTCACGACAGAACGTTTCACGGTTATCTTTTTGCATTTTAACACCCATCTTTAAACTTGTGTTTGCCATTGAATGCCTTGTGTATAAAAAGATCTCTGGATAAAATTCAGGGTTCTTTGACATTTTTTCAAATATAATGTTTCCTTTAAAGTTAATCTCTAAGACTACTTTACAATTTTCAGGTTCAAATAATTCAAACACTAATAATTCTAAAACTTTTGCAAGCTCCTCAACGGATTGCATGTTAGAACGGAATACACCTACTTGGTTTAGTCTAAAGAAACTTGTTTCATCTTCCCAATCTCGGGTTTTTCTAACTGATGCAATAGACTGCGGTACTACATTAAAAATGTTAATCACTGAGAAGTCACGACCTACGCCATCACCAACATCAACTGCAAACACATATTTGTCTTTTCCGTTCCAAGCGTCGCCTGGATCAAATGACGGTAACCATTTCAAGTTATTATTATAGTCAGGATAATCTAAGAAAGGATCTGTTTCTTTACAAACAAATTCTTTAGAGACTCTTTTCATTAACATCAATGTATGACTATCAAAAAGTAATCTTGATGATGCTAAGAATTGATTACCGTACTCCTGATTAAATAATTCCTCAGAACCAAGGTTACCAATTTCTCGAGATTTCCAAGTTTCATCTCTACCAGGAACTTGCCACCAGTCAACTCGTATTGGAAAGTAGCTATTCTTATGCTCAATGGCACCTTGATAAATTTCATAAAATAAGTTCATACCATTTGGTGTAGAACATATAATGATTCTTGAGATCTGTGATGATGCAAGCGTTGGATAAATAGAACGATAAAATGGTAATAAGAAGTTTGAATGAATATGCGCAAACTCATCGGCAAATAATAAGTGGATGGTAAATCCAATAGCCGCAGTTTTTGTTGTTGCTTGTGAAAACAAACGGCAACCATTATCAAACCTCATACCTGTTACACCGCCAGCAGTAATTCCGGGTTTCATAAAGAATGGTAAATTCTTAAGAACAGTTTTAATCTTATCAACAATTTCAGAAGTAGTAGCTAATTTATTTGCAACTACCATGATATTCCTATCAGAGTGAAAACATAAATACCACGCAATGAAAATTGATGATGTTACAGTTTTACCAATCTGACGAGATGCGAGCATTACAACAAAACGGTTGTCTTGAAATGCTGCAAGCATATCTTCCTGATAAGGTCTTAAACTAATTTGACGAATACCTTCATCCGTCATAGAGTAACAGTACTTGTTACCAAAGTAAACTACGTCATTAGCGCATCGTGCTAATTCCTCAAGCTCTTCTCGTGTATATTCGTACACAAGCTCCGGAGCTTTCATATCAATCTTACCGTCAAAGAATGGAGAATAATCCGCAGTTAAACCACGCTCAATTCTATCAACCTCATCGGCAATCTTTTTACTATTCCAAATTTTCCCCCTGTTTGACATTTCCTACTGTGTTTTCATTTGGTTTATCGCCAGCCCTACGTTCAGGTATAGCATCACGAAGAGTTTCTATTAACGCTTTACCGCCTCTCATTTGATACATTCCTTTTCCTGTATCTTCAACTTCATAATCTTGGTCAATTAGTAATGGCTCATCACTCATCTTGACGCGGTAATCTTCTTTTAGATTTTTGTAATTGTTTTCCATGATTACCATGAATTGCGCAAGGTGCTTAACAATTTCCATTTTAGATCGTTGCAATGAAGCAAGTACCTCAAATGTACGTGGGTGTAAATTCCCGCCGTCAATTTCCTCAAGAAGTTTAATGATTGCGTGTTCTGCGGTTTTCATTTGAAAAAGCAAATTTGAAACTGTGATTTTGTCAACCACACTTTTTTGCTTTACATACGGAATACTTGAAATGATTTCAGGGTTTAAATAAAACTCTGCAATAGAATTAACAATCGTTTCAGAATTACTATCAGAATATGTTTTTACCTTTTCATAGTCCATGAAGTTTCCTTCACGAGCAGGTAACATACTCTTAGCATCTTCAATACTTAATTGAATATCTTCAATTCCGGTAGATAACATTTTTTCCAGCTCGTCACGGAGTTCCATCTCGCGTTTTTTGTCTTCTGGTATTTTTCTCATATTACTTAGTTTTGCCAATCCACGGAAGTCTTAATCGTGGTATTGCGTTGTCAATGATAATTCCAAATTGTGCATCTTGAACAATAGTTTCATTTAATATGATAGACTGTTTATCTAAATCAGTTTCAGTTTTATCGTATAAGCGTAAATTAGTTAATGCAAGATTGCTTCCAACTAATTTATATTTAGAATTTAAACTTCTGTCTATTGGATTAAATGGCATGTTCGTATTACTGTATATATTCTCAAGATCTGTTGTGCGTTCAGGTTGTGGAGTTTCTTCATTCCACTTTCTAACCCAAAGGTTAACTGTTAACTGTCTATAAAAGTTTGACATATTTACAAATATTGCATACCAATAATTTTCTACAAGATTTGCATTAAGAATGTTAAGGTATTCTTTTTGTGAATCTTTAAAAATTATATAGCGGCTAGCATAGATTGAAATTTTCCAACCAGCTCCATTTGAATATCCATTGAATAAAATTTGTTCATTAGCTGCTTCTGCAATGTAACCAGTGTTAGCAAATGAAGATGCCCAGTTTGAGTAATAAGTACTCAAGTACTGAATGATTTCATTTTTAACATTAAGCGTGTATACATAACCCGCAGTTACTGCAGTCACTGACGCAATTTCACCATAAAGTGCTAATCCGTTGTAGTGGCTTATTTTTATATTAGAACCAACTGCATAGTTTCTTTGAGCTGCAATCGTATACGTTAAAGGAGTTGTCAGCGGCCCGGCTGTACCTAATGTAAGATATCCTTTAACATTATCTTTAGGAAATGCAGTAGTAGGTTTTAGTTCTTTAAACCACATACATAATGATCTATCAGCAGATGCAGGAAAATCTACATTTGCTCTGTACTCAACTGCTGTTGGTTGAACTATTAATTTGGAATCATAAAGAGATCTTAAATCATATTGTGATTCTGATAGTATGTTTGTAAAATTTGGTAATTTCAATTGTGATATGATAAGTTTATCATTTATGTTTAAACGAGTTGGATCATAATCAACAGAACCAATCTTCGGATCATATTGTTGAGGATCTGTTATCTGAATTGCCTCAAGTCTAACTTCTTCTCCAAACCTTTCTTCACTATCCCATGTAAGTTCGTCAAATTGCTCACGTAAATCTTGTGGCTCATAACGGTTAGCTTTTGGTGCATATTTTTTCAATGATATCTTCCAATAGATTTCTTTTTGCATTAAATCTTTATAAAGATACGAAGTGTCTATTTCATATATTCTATTGGTTAATGAAAAGTAAATGATGTCTCGTTTCTGTGGTCCCGTTCCTATACCAAAGATTTCTTCATAATAATCTTTAACGATTTGAATTTCAAACGGCATCTCAAAGTCAAGACCCATCGGATTAAACAGAATCTTATTGTCAGGAAACTCATTCTTAGGTACAATAACTTTTATACACTTAGGATCGTCAACATCATATAAGGTCCATTCATGTAATGTCACATCTTTACCTATTGCCATCGGAACAGCTCTTGCATATAAAACATCATGCCCAAATAGCTGATTAATTCCGTATGATAGTTGTTTGTATAACGCAACCGCTGGATTAACTGCGTAAGGTTTAAACGTAAAGTTTTCAATCTTTGTTAAGTTACTAATGTTTCCTCTTTCAGAAACGGTAAACATTGGAACGAATCCTAAGTAAGGATCTTTAGCGTCAGCCGATTGAATACAGTTAACTTCTATACTATTAATTGTTGCAGGTCCACCGCTAATTAATGTTATACGGAAGTCAACAAATAAAGTATCATCAGGATTTAAGATTATGGATTGTAAGTTTTGTGTAGTCAGTTCTATCCAAGATGCACGAACTCTATTTGATACACCCCAACGAAATTCTTTTTTAAGTACAGCAACTCCAGTGATGCCA